ATTGTCACCCCTGTCACCTTTTTCTCCTTTTGCTCCATCAAGACCATTAGTACCATTGTCACCCCTGTCACCTTTTTCTCCTTTTGCTCCATCAAGACCATTAGTACCATTGTCACCCCTGTCGCCTTTTTCTCCAGGGCGTCCATCAAGACCATTGTCGCCTTTTTCTCCCTTTGATCCGATTGCTCCATTATCACCCCTGTCGCCTTTTTCTCCCTTTGATCCGATTGCTCCATTATCACCCCTGTCGCCTTTTTCTCCCTTTGATCCGATTGCTCCATTATCACCCTTTGGCCCAACAGGGCCGCCTTCACCCTTTTCACCTTTTTCACCTTTTTCACCTTTTTCTCCTTTTTCACCCTTTGGTCCTTGTGGACCAGGACTACTTTTAATCCTTGAAATAGTGTCTACCAATCGTTTTAACGTAACTTGTACCATTATAAAATAATATAATATAAAAAATAATACAATATTATTTAATCTAAATAAAGCAATAATTTCACAAAGAAAAAAGGATTAAATTATGTTGAGGGTAATGAACTTAAACACAGCTTTATCTCCCCAAGACTGGCTACATTATATTTCACAACAAGAGGCAAATCATTTTCCAGGTAAAGCTCAATTTGAGAACACAAGTTTGTACATTTAATAAAATAGCTTAAATTTTTAAGAGAGAATTCACCTTGAATAATTTTCGACGAATCTTGTTTCAAAACAAAACCCATGCTACCATCTGATTCAGCTCTATGAATTTCAGCGGAAGCGAATTGCCCGGAACATTTAAATATTAATTCATTACCAACAGATTTAATTTCCAATTTATCAGAAATACAAGAGAGATCGCGAATTATTTTTTGAAAATCTACGGACGGTAGATTGATAATAGATGAAAATTTCACATCAGGATACTCTAATTCATCAGGCTCTGGTTCAATTAGTCTCAATTTTTGTGTCTTACATTGTTTAATTTCTCCATTCTCAAATTTTAGAGCTAAATGAGAAACAATTCCATCAACGTAATCCGAGTTTTCAATATAAATTGTTAATGTATCATCATTATCAATAGAATTAATTAATTTAAATAAATGGAACATATTAACGCCAATAATAATCTTATCTTTTTTACATTCATAAAATTCAAAGTTTTGCGAAGCTAAATATAAGTGCGCTAAAATAGTATGAGATTTATCCATATTAATAATCCGAATTCCGTCGGGTTGAAAACTAATGTTTGTTTCAAGAAGAATATCCTTTAAAGCAGTCATAAGAGTTCTAAATGGAGCTATTTGAACTGTTTTTATTGTTAATACATTACCATCGGTTAAAGAATTATTAGAATTTTTTGAAATAAAAATAGACATTATATCTAGATTTTTACCTAAATCTTTAAATACTTATTGGAATAATAATATTTAAACGAATAAATATTACGCGAATATATTATTTACAATATTTTACAATATTTTACGCCATTTGATATTTACACCTTTTTACATTTCAAACGCCCATTATTAATGGAACAAAAATAAATTAAAGATAAATATTTGATATAATATATATAAAATGTATAAGTTCATTTATTTTTTACTAATAAATAGAAGATTCTCTAGTCAAAAAATTTTCATAAGGAATAAAGAATTACCAATTTGTTCAAAATGTTTACATTTTATTGAACATACAAATAACTATCCATATGACCCAATTCCAAGTGATAAACAATATAGTAGATGTAAAAAATTTGGTGAGATAAATATGATTACTGGTGAAATTGAATACGATTTAGCAAGAAATTCTAGATTAGATGACAATAAATGTGGACATTTTGGTTCAGAATATACTGAAAAATTCCAATCTTAATATTTTTATTAGTTTATAATGGGCATTTTCACAAGTTATGAAATAAGAAAAGGCGTATAATATTTTACAATAACTAATCACAATATAAAACAAATTTAAAGATTAGTTATTATAATACTTAGAATGAATAGTGAAGAAAACTTGAAAGAAAAATGTTTTTCCGTTATAGACGATTTATTTAAAAAATATGATGAGGATAAATATGGATTACAACGTATTTCCACAAGAATAATAAATTATTTGCCAAATGAAATTGAAAATGATTTAAAAAAACACGAAAAAAATATTAGTCGTAATTTATATTTGACAAAAGAACAACAATTATTTATTCAAATATTTTTAAGTAAACATAAATATTATTATTTATCGTCAAATAGTTGTTTTTACAATTATAACGGTAAAAATTATATAATTGTAAAAGAAGACGATATCATATATAAACTACTTTCTACTATTTCAAAAGATAGAGTTTTACTTGATTGGAAACACAAAACAAAAAAAAATGTCATTGCTTTAATTAAAGAGAGAAATTTGTTACAGTCGATTCCTGAAACATACACAATACAGAAAGTATTAAACTCTTTGTATCCTTACATATTTCCAAGTAAAAATTACGCAAAATATTTCTTAACCATAGTAGGAGACAATATTTTAAAAAAGAACCAACATTTAATTTATTTAGTAAATCAAAATACGAAAAAGTTATTAAATGAGATAGATAGTATTGCGTATTTATCTATTGGAGTTACAAATTCTAGTAATAATTTTATGACAAAATGTCACGAAAATCATTCATTTTCAAACTATAGATTACTAAAAATAAATAATACATTTTGTATCGATATGTGGAAAGAACTGTTAAAAAAAATTGGTCTTGATTTGTTATGCGTTTCTGCGCACTATTCTAATAGGTACGAAAATTCAGACTCATTTATTGACACGAAATCAGACGAAGAGCTGAAAAATTATTCTTATTACTTAAAAAATATTACTCAACAAGAAATTGTAAATACATTTTCTGTACAATTCTTACAACCAGTGAATAATGGAGCAAAAATTGGATGGAAAAATATACATTTTATATGGAAACAATTTTTGTCAAATAATAATCTTCCAAATATGATTTATTCAAATACGTTGAAAAATATATTAAAAGACAAATATTCTTATGATTCTGCTAGCGATTCGTTCATTGATATTACAAGCAAATATTTTCCAATTGAAAGCGATTTTATAAAATTTTGGGAGAAAACAATAAATGTGAATAATGTTCATTTACAAGAATTTGACAATGAACTAGAAATTGATGAAATATGTTCGCTTTTTAAAATTTGGGTAAAAAATTGCGATGAAGAATTGTTATCTAATGGAACCATTAGTGAAGAAAATGTAGTGAAAATTTTAAACCATTTTTTTCCGGATACAGAGATTATTGAAGACAAATATGCTTTAAATGTGTCTTGTATTTTATGGGACAAAAATAATGATATTGAAAAATCATTTTTATTCATAAAAAATAAAATAAAAGAATCTTGTAATCTTCCGTTGATATCTATTGAAGAAGTATATAATTTATATTGTAAATATAATAATTTGAGCTCTAATAAATTTAATGTTAGCAAAAGATACTTTGAAAAGTATTTAAATGTAAAAATCCATGATTTTATTATTGATGAAAAATTAATTAACTCGGAATGGGTGATGAAGAATTGAAATGAATTGAACTAAACTAAAGAAAGTATATTTTACCTAGAATATAATTTCATTTTTGTATTTTTTATATTTTTTGTATTTTTTATAATATTTTAATGTGTTCCAGCTACTCCTGTTTGAAGAAACACTCCGCTAGTTCCAACGCCTTTTCCGTCGTAATGAGATGGGTTTAATTGTGACATACTTCCGCCACGATGTCTTCGTTTCCCTCCTTTATGATGTTTTGCTGTATGACTTCCGGAATGATAACTTCCTGGATAGTGACTTCCAGAATGATGACTTGCGGAATGATGACTTCCAGAATAGTGACTTGTTCCTCCACGTTTCGATTTGTTTTTATTTAGTTTAACAAACCCAAACTTTCCCTTTTTTGTTCCATATCCAGCTTTTACTAAACGCATCTCTTTTTTAGCAGTATTGTGTTTAGCTTTGGATACGATACGTCCAGCTTTATTTTTAAAAAGATCATGTTTGGTTAATCCTCCACTTGTTTTGTATGCGGTTTCATGCCAAACTTGAGCGCGCGTTCCAGTTAATAGTTCAAAACTTTTTCCACTTACAGCGTATTTACCGTTACTGCTTTTTGTAAAACGTGTCATTATAAAATTATAGGAGAAAATATATTTTTATAAATTAGAGTTACTAATATTATTTTTGTATATAATTGAAAATTTTGTATTAACGTAATCGATTTTTAGGGGGAGCTCCACTACCTCCTTTTTGACCTTCAGTTTTCCCTAAATAATTTACATGTCTTACGTTTCCTAAAGAAGCATTCGCGTATTGAGTCTGTCCGTAACTTGTATAATTTATTAAAATGTTTGATACTCTTTGAGCGTTTGATATATTTTGCGAAGGGTTAATTAAAGGAGTGCCTGTGTTGTTATTTACTTGATTTTCGCAACTACAAATAAACGATTTTGTTTCAGGTAAAAAATTATTATATAATGCGTTATATTGTAAAGATTTGGTTTTATTAATATTATTTCCAATAGAATATAATGATGACATTTTATATTCTATTTAGGTATTATTTTGTTTCTATTACTTTGTAGTTTATTTGTATTTATAAAAATATTATTATATTTTATGAATGCTATATGTTTAATAACTTTCCAACCAAATAAAATATGGTGTAAGTTTTTGAATGATTTTACAAAATATAACATATTTATTATAATTGATGACGTTCATTTTGTTCTGGATGATTTTGAAAAAAAATATACAAATATAAATTTTATTAAAATTGAAAATGAAACATGTAAACTAAATGGTTATGTCGAGTCAAATTTTACTCTTAATAAATTAATAAGCGGCTGGGATAAAGCATTATATTATTTTGGAGTAGACAAAAGGGATCATGATTTTGTTTGGTTTATTGAAGATGATGTTTATTTTTATAACGAAAAAACTATTCTAGATATAGATAAAAAATTTACTAAAGCGGACTTATTGTCTAACAATTGTACAATCAATGCGGATGGGAATAAAGATTATTGGCATTGGCCTTTAATAAATATAAAATATGACCCTCCCTATTATAATGGAATGATGTGCGCCGTTAGAATTTCTAAAAAACTATCAGAATGTATGAATGATTATGCCAAATCAAACGGAACATTATTTTTTTTAGAAGCATTCATTCCAACAATTGCCGTGAAAAATAATCTAAGGTGTGCTCACATAGAAGAATTAAAAGAAATACATTTTAGACATGACTTTGATAATAATGCCATAAACGAAACCCAGTTATTTCATCCTGTAAAAAATATAGATAACCATGTATCATTTAGAGAGAAATCTTGTAATAAATAATATAAACATAAATTAAGTATATTATTTACAATGACAAATTTTATAATAATAATTGATGAAAAACACGATTTAATAGTAATAAATGCGAATAATTTACAACAAAATATAATTTATATTGTTGACGAAGAACAAATATTAACAAATATATTCGATTAGTGTAATAAATAAAATTGAAAGAGTTTAAATATAAATTCTATATTTTATAATTAAACGCAATGATCGCAACTGAAAATAATAATCTCGCAACGAAATATCAACAAAAAACGGACAAGCAACATATATTAGATAACCCAGATACATATATTGGTTCTGTTGAGAAAGTAGACTCTGATTTATGGGTTCTCAATGAAACCGGAGATAAAATTATAGAAAAAAATATTAACTATATTCCTGGGTTGTTCAAATTGTTTGACGAAGGAATTGTAAATTGTCGCGACCATGTTGTTAGAATGCAACAAGCTGTTTTAAATGGTCAAGAAAACGCGATTCCTGTTTCCACCATTGATATATCCATTCAAGAGGATGGGACAATTATAATGATTAATGATGGAAATGGTATTGACGTTGCTGAACATCCTGAGTATAAAATTTGGATTCCCGAGTTGATCTTTGGGCATTTAAGAACGTCAACCAATTATGATAAAACAGAGAAAAAAATTGTTGGCGGTAAAAATGGGTTTGGTTTCAAACTAGTTCTTATTTGGTCTACAGAAGGAACAATTGAGACGGTTGATCATATCAGAGGTCTAAAATATAAACAAGAGTTCAATAACAACCTTGATGAAATTTGTAAACCATCTATTACAAAATGTAAAACAAAACCTTATACTAAAATCACTTTTAAACCTGATTACAAGCGTCTAGGTATTGATGGGTTAACGCCTGATCTTGTTGCTCTATTAAAAAAACGAGTATATGACGTCGCGGCCGTTACGGATAAAAATTTAAAAGTAAAATACAATTCTACTTTAATACCTATAAAAAATTTTCAGCAATATATTGATATGTATATAGGGGATAAATCCGCAAATCCTAGAGTGTATGAAGATAATGGAGAAAGATGGGAGTACGCGGTTGCGTTAACGCCAACAAATGAATTTATACAAGTATCATTTGTTAACGGTATTCATACGGCCAAAGGTGGAAAACATGTTGAATATATTTTAAATCAAATTACTAGAAAATTGGTTGATTTTATAGAGAAAAAAAAGAAAGTAAAAGTGAACCCAAATAGCATAAAAGAACAGTTAATATTGTTTTTAAGATGTGACATTGAAAACCCTGCTTTTGACAGTCAAACCAAAGACTATATGAACACGCCTTCTTCTAAATTCGGTTCAAAATGCGATGTAAGTGATAAGTTTATTGAAAAAGTAGCAAAAATGGGCGTTATGGATGCTGCTTGCGCTTTAACAGAAGTAAAAGAAAATAAGGCAGCCAAAAAAACAGATGGAATAAAAAGCAAAAGCGTTAGAGGAATTCCTAAACTAACCGACGCTAATTGGGCTGGAACTGAAAAATCGAAAGATTGTACGATTATCTTTTGCGAAGGTGACTCAGCAAAGGCTGGAATTATTTCCGGATTATCATCAGATGACCGAAATATTATTGGCGTTTATCCAATGAAAGGTAAAATATTAAATGTTCGAGGAGAAAATGTGAAAAAAATAAATGAAAACAAAGAGATTGCTGAGATAAAAAAAATACTTGGCTTAGAGAGTGGTAAAAAATATAAGGATATTATTGACGTTCACAAAAATTTGAGATATGGTAAGGTGCTATTCATGACGGATCAGGATTTAGATGGAAGTCACATTAAAGGATTGGGTATCAATTTATTTCAATCAGAATGGCCTGAACTTACAGAAATTCCTGATTTTATCGGGTTTATGAATACTCCTATTTTAAAAGCGCGTAAAGGAAATCAAGAGCTGAACTTTTATAATGACGGCGAATATGAAGAATGGAAAAAAAGCAATGATGAAAAAGGTTGGAAAATAAAATATTATAAAGGGTTGGGAACTAGTACAGGTAAAGAATTTCGGGAATATTTCGAAAAAAAGAAAATGGTAGGTTTTCAACATAATGGAAAAGAAAGTAATGATGCGATTGATATGGTTTTTAATAAGAAACGTTCCGATGATAGAAAAGAATGGCTTGAAGAATATGATCGCAACAGATATTTAAACACAAATAATTTATCTGTTTCGTACGAAGAATTTATTAATAAAGAGTTAATACATTTCTCAAAGTATGATTGCGATAGAAGTATTCCAAATTTGATGGATGGATTAAAAATTAGTTTGAGAAAAATTTTGTACTCCGCTTTTAAAAAAAATCTAAATACAGAAATAAAAGTAGCGCAATTTAGCGGTTATGTTTCAGAGCATTCAGGATATCACCATGGTGAAGCGAGTTTAAATGGTGCTATTGTGGGAATGGCTCAAAATTTTGTAGGTTCAAATAATATTAATCTGCTTTTACCGAATGGACAATTTGGAACAAGACTTCAAGGCGGTAAAGATAGCGCCTCAGAGAGATACATATTTACAATGCTGAATAAAATAACGAGATTTATTTATATTCAACAAGACGACAATATTTTAGAATATTTAAATGATGACGGATTACTCGTTGAACCAACGTATTATGCGCCTATTATTCCGATGGTTCTTGTGAATGGTTCTAAAGGAATTGGCACAGGATTTAGTACTGATATAATGTGTTATAATCCATTGGATATTATCGATTATTTAAAATCTAAATTAACGGATCAACATTGTACAAAGGAATTTCTACCTTACTATGAAGGATTTAATGGGAAAATAGAAAAAATTTGTGATGGAAAATTTCTTATAAAAGGGTTATACGAAAAGATTGGAATCGATAAAATTAGGGTTCTTGAGTTACCTGTAGGTTTTTGGACAGAAGATTTTAAAGAATTGTTAGAATCTTTAATAGAGAATAGTCCTAGTCTAAAAGAAAAGGAAAAAGAAAAAGAAAAAGAAAAAGAAGGGAAAAAAATATCGCCAATCATTAAAGATTATGATGACATGAGCAAAGATACAAATGTTGATTTTACAATTACATTTGCGAAAGGTAAGCTAGAAGAACTTGAGTCTATAAAAGCAGAGAATGGTTGTAATGGAGTTGATAAACTATTAAAGCTTTATACTACAAATTCAACAACGAATATGCATTTATTTAATGCTGATGATAAATTGAAAAAATACGAAAAAATTGACGAAATAATTGATGATTATTACGATAAGAGAATTATCCTTTATCAAGAAAGAAAAAATTATTTAATAAAACAATTAGAACGTGAAATTGTATTGTTAAGTAATAAAGCGCGATATATTAAGGAAAATTTAGATGGGACGATCGATTTAAGAAAAAAGAAAAAGGAAGAAGTTGTGAAAATGTTACAAGAAAAAAAATATCACTCATTTGAAAATGACGATAATAATGATATAGATTACAAATATTTGATAAAAATGCCTATGGATAGCGTTACGCAAGAAAATGTAGACAAATTATTCAATGAATTAAAGAATAAAGAAATAGAATTAGAAATAATTAAAGGCACGACTATAAATCAAATGTGGATGAACGAACTAGACATTCTTAAAAAAGAATACATTGGGTATAAAGAAGAGAGACAACGGTTGGTTTCGGGTACAGAAAAATCTAAAAAAAATGTTTCTGTTATAAAAAAGATTAAAAAAAATAATATAGTCATTGAAGATAATTAAGATAATTAAGATAATTAAGATAATTAAGATAATTAAGATAATTAAGATATGTAAGATAATATTTATTTTATAAATATACAATATAAATTATAAATGGATTATTCAAACGAGCAATACGCGCAAACGTTTCAACAACCTCAACCAAGTCAACAATTATCTCAGCCGCCAATACAAAACCAAAACCAAAACCAAAAGAAAAATAATAAGAATAAATTTTTAAATTCAATGTATAATTTTTTTAATTCTAGCACTGGAACTATTTTATCTTTTTCAGCAGGGATATGTATAGGAGGAGCCTTCAAAGATCTGGTTCAAAATCTTGTAACTAGCGTTATAAAACCGTTAATAATTAAATTATTAATTATTACTAAAATATACGATATTGCTATTGTTTCGTCAGTAATAAAAGAAGACACCAGCATATTAAGCATTACTTCCGCGTTATCATCTATAGTATCATTTATTGTAATTTTTATAACTGTATATTTAATTTTTGATTTAATACATAATTAAAACATAATTACGCCTTTGAACGTTTTGTAGATAATATTTAGAATGTAAAATAATATCTGCTGTTTATATAAGATATATTTACAAATGTTTTATAATCCAATAACATTTGTAATAACCTTGATTTTTGTAAATTTATTTGTATTATTTTACACATTATTTATATTAATCGCTTCACATAAAATAACAAATTTTATAAGTAAAAGAAAAACATTTTTATCTGGGTTACTTTTTATTTGTTTAATAATTTCGTTTTTATATATTATCAAAATATACGTACTTCAAGATTTAGTGAATAATGACAAGTTGTGTGAAACCGCGTTTATAATGATTGGACCTATTATAGCTATTTTCATTTTAAAATCAAAAGATTCGCATATTAATAAAATCATAGATGTATCATTTAAATTACTAAAAAGTTTATTTAATTATTTACATACAAAATAGTTTTAATCTTTTAAATTGTTCCTCAATATTTCATCGATTTTTTTCTCATCAAAATGTTCATTGCAACCTATAAAATCAAAAATATTTCGCAAGTTTTGCTTGTCAAACATTTTATTAAATGAAGTGAAATAGCAATATTCTTTTCTCTCGTTGTAGAATTTGTACAATTCTAAATTCATTTTTGATAAATAATTTGCGGCATTTCTATCGTGTTTAAACCAACCACTTTTCATTTGACTTTTTATGTCTCTTAATTGAATAATTACTTTAGTTTGAGGAAATAATTCTTTAAACTCTTTTATTAAATGTATTTTCCCGTTATCATATCTAATTTCTTTAAATCCCCAAACAGTAGTGTTTTCACTATTTTTAAATAAATTAGTAATAAGCGTTTTAATATTTTGGACAGTAACGTCAAAGTTGTAAGAGTTGTACCAAGCTGGTTTGATTTTATTTGCTATTAAAGTTTCATAATTAGTAGGTTTAAATTTTCCAGGAACGTTATTAATGGCCGAATATTTTAATTTTTTATAAAATTCTAGTAAACTGTTTAATGCGCCAAAGTTTTCTCCACAAAAATTACTATTTGGTATAGTATTTAGTATTCTTTGTAAAGTAGTTGAACCAGAACGTCCTGTTGCGCAAATTAAAATAATTTTATCCATTGTAAATATTATATTATATAATATATAATAATTACAATTTTTGTACTTATGTAATTCAAATTTAATTCAAATTTAATGTAAACATCTATTTACTAAATTGTTTTGAATTCAAAACCAATGTTTAAATTCTAACTGTCTATCTGTATTATCTGGCATAATTGGATGAGCTATAGGAATGACTAAAGTACTTACGTCGTTTATATATTTCATGTAGCCTTGCGCTTCACTGTATACTTGTTGAATACAATAATTTAAAACTAATTTATTTAATTCGGTTACTTGAGCTTGTATGTTGTTTGGCTGATTCGCGGAATATTGTAAAAATATACTGCGCATTATAATTTTTAAAGAATCACAGTCTTGTGGGCCAATTACGTATTGACCGTTTGATCTTTTATACACGCCGGCTCTTATTCCATTTTGAATTAATTGAATATTATTTTGAGAAAAAAAAACGCTCGATAAAAGCGTGTCATTCCAAAGACCTTCCGTAGGATTCCTAAATGTGCTGCATTGGTGCGCAGGAATTTTGTCATACATCTTAAAAAGATCTGAAGTATTTGGTGTTTTTATATTTACACGTCCATTTAAAGTAGGCATTTATATTACTTAAATAGAAAAAATAAATATATATTTATTTTATATATTTATTTTATATATAATGGCATCTTTCCAAAAAATTGTGTTAACGGTAGCAATAATTATGTTAATTATAGTTTTAATAGTAATAGGACTTTCATTGGCTTTTGCGTCTCCACAGGTATGGCCGCCTTTAGTAGCTCAATGTCCTGATTATTGGACTATGGATCTTTCTGGAAATAGTCCAATTTGTAATAACGTAAAAAATTTAGGAACTTGTAATACAAAATTCATGAATTTCGATCAGCCGCAATTTATTGGATCGCAAGCAACATGTAATAAATACTTATGGGCAAATAAATGTGGATTAAGTTGGGACGGAATAACTTATGGTCTTGTTAATAATCCGTGCACGCCCCCTCCTACAACAACTTCTTCGTAAAATATAAAATTACACAATAATTCGTTTATAAAAAACTAACATAAAAGAATTATTATAATGATATAAAATGGAAAATTTAAATTTAAATAATATTTTGAATAGAGATGAAAAATGTTCAACAATAAAAGAAATATTACTCAATTTTGAGTTAAACAAAAATAATATGCTTTATAAAAAAGGCGTATATGTTTATGGTGATCCGGGAACTGGCAAAACAACGTTTGTTACTAATATTTTAAAAGAGTTAAACTATGACATTATCAAATATGACGCAGGTGATATTAGAAATAAATCAATTATTGACAATATCACTAAACATAATATGTCTGACAAAAATATAATGAGTGTTTTTAATAAAAAAATCAAAAAGATTGCGATCATAATGGATGAGATAGATGGGATGAATAATGGAGATAAAGGTGGTATAAATACTCTTATCAAACTTATTCGGCCAAAAAAAACAAAAAAACAAAAAATGGAAGAAGTAACAATGAATCCTATAATATGTATTGGTAATTATCATATAGACAAGAAAATGAAAGAGCTCATGAAGGTTTGTAACACGGTTGAACTCAAAACGCCTAATTCTGCGCAAATAAGTGCCATTTTAAAATACTTAATTCCTGATACGAATGAAAACGTACAAAATAAAATATTGTCTTTTATACAAGGAGACTTGCGAAAACTAAATACTATTTATAATATTTATAAAAATAAGAAAGACATATTTGATGGAAAAATTATTGATAATATTTTTCATCTAAAATCATACAATGATGATACAAAAAAAATAACTCAAAAATTAATGAATACTTATTTTCCTATTGAAGAACATACTACTATCATGAATGAAACAGATAGAACTATTGTCGGGTTATTGTGGCACGAAAACATAATTGATGTAATAGGCAAAATGGATAAAAGTATTTCAATACCTTTTTATTTAAAACAGCTGGATAATATGTGTTTTGCTGATTACATTGATAGAATTACGTTTCAAAAACAAATATGGCAATTTAACGAAATGAGTTCTCTCATTAAAACGTTTAAAAATAATCGGTTGTATCATGATACTTTTAAAAAGAAAATAAAATATAATCCAACTGAAGTAAGATTTACAAAAGTATTAACAAAATATTCTACTGAATATAATAATTCTTTATTCATACAAAACTTATGCCAACAATTAGGAATGGACAAAAAAGACTTATTCTCGTTTTTTCTTGAATTGAAAAATACTTCAGATGATAACCAATTAACGCTTTTATTTGAAAATTTAGAAATAACAAAATTAGATATTAATAGAATATATAGATATATTGAAAAATATACCAAAGAAAATGTTGACGACGATGAAGAAGTAAAAGAGCAGAGCGATGAAGATGAATGAAACTATTTATTGCGTTATAATTACATTATAATAAATACATTATATATTTATTATAAAATGGGAATTTATTTTTTTTTAATTGGCGTCCAATGTCGTTGAATCTAACACGGATATATATGAAGACAAATAAAAATATTATACAATTTAACGTTAACGTAAATACTTTGATCTTTTGCTATTCCACTTTGATTTGATGTCTTCTCCAAATACTTGGTAAAGATGCTTTTCACATTGTTCAGGAGAGTCAAAAAACAACGTTACTGATCCCTTTCGCAATTCACCTGTAGCAAGAATAAATGAAAAATAAAGATCTTCGTCTGAAGACCCAACAATATCTTTGGTATAAAAACCAGTAACCGCGTTTCTAATTTGCGAACCTAAGCTTCCTGAGCTATAAACTACAATTTTTTTATTTTTTACTTTGCCATTATCTTGTAAAACTCTTCTATAAATTTCATTGTAGCCCGGATCGAGTTTTTTTACGTCATCTGTGAAGCCAACTCCATTATATTTTTTGTCAACGTCATTAGAGTTAGAAGGGTGATATCTATCATCGTAATCCATTACTGTTTGCTATTATACAATATACTTTCAGTTTGTCTTTATATTGTTTATAAATATAATTACGACAATTGGGTTATGAGATATATGTGGGAACTGGATATATTATTTAGTTTAGCATCGTTTGCTTAGTCTTATCTAATTCGGTTTTTATAATTTCTTTTATTTTGTTCTCCAAATATTTTACTTTGTCATTTAATAAATTATTTTCCATAGTTAATTCTTTAATCAATAAAGTTAACTCTGTTATCTTACTTTCATACTGTAGTGAATTATTTTGTTGATTTATTTGATTTATTTTATTCACGGCGTTATTATAATCTTGCTGTTTTTTTTGCTCGTTTCTTATCATCTCCTGTCTTTTTTCTTTAATTTCATTCAATTGTTTTACTACGTCTGGTTTATGATCAGGTTTACCAAAATCATATTTTTCTAATAATCCGTCTATGTCTTCTAAGAAGAATTTTTTTATTTCTTCGTTTTTTACAAAATCATCTACTTTTTTATCAGAAACATTTACAGTTGGGTTCGGATTTATTAATAAATCTTTTTTATCAAATGAATTATGATTGTGTGAAAAAACCAAAATAGATTTTATTGTGTCTAATTGGACAAACGGTATAGTATAATTTTTTAAAAAATGTTTTTCTTCGGCAACTGACGCGTTATTGTCAAAACTTGTTTGTTTCAATAATTCTTTTCTAAAAGCAAAAGTTGCGGCCGTAGAATGATTTGGTCCATATGGTCCGAATTTATACATTTTTTGTATATGTTTAAAATAAATATACATTTCACTTGCGCCCGCGCATAATGCTTTCGGATTTTCCAGTAACGTTTTAACCGAGTGACTAATTCTTTCCGGGGGATAATAATCATCGTCGTCCATGTAAACAATAATATCTCCGCTACATTTTTCGTGAGCAATATTGCGCTTCCTTCCTAATGTCATTTTTTCATCAAATTTATAATACTTTACTTGAGAAATATTTTTAACTAGGTCTTCTATTTTGTCGGTGCCATCATCCACAATAATCCATTCTATTCTATCTTTTGGATAGTCTTGATGCTCAAAACACTTTATCATATATGGAATAAAAGGTCTTCTATTGAACGTTGGAGTACAAATGCTAACAAAAGGTAATACGTTCTGTTTATTTTGTTTATTTTGTTTATTTTTATTTTTGCCCATTATAATAATTGTAAAAAATTGTTTTTATATTATTATTTATTTTATCAAATAATCAAAACACAACATCTCATTTTGTTTTGCTAAGTTGTTTACTAATTTGTTTCAATTTAGAATTAAAACTTTTTGCGTTTGTATTAAAAGTGTCTTTTTTATTTCCTCCTGCTTGAATGACTCCTGCCGAGCAAGTTTTTATAGCCTGCAATGAAGGAACCATTGGAGATAAATATTTTTCTGGAATGCCTTTAAATAAATCAAATGATATTATTCCAAAATATATTAGAATGACAGTAATTACACAGAATACTCCTGAAGTTGTTCCTAAAATACTGTTTGTATATATTATTACCATTAGTGCTATTATAGTCGTTAATGGAACTTTATAATATGTAAAGACTAATTGTATTACGCCGAACAGACCAATTTCTTCACCATTTAAAGTGCCATGATACGCGTTCAATGAAAATATTGTTAAAATTACTAAAACAGTTGATATTATTGGCAATAAAGGCGGTAATATAATAAAACCTAAAAACATGAAAAACCCTATTGACACGAATGCTATAAAAAATTCCATTGGTTCCAAAATCGTAATCGTGCTCCAAGTTGGCACTCCCGATAATTTATCATTTGTATTTTTCTTAAAAAACCATTTTAATTGAGTAAACCAACTTATAAATACATTAATAATATTTATTATTAACAAAATAGGAATAAACATTAAAAAAAACGCCGGACCAATTATTAAAATTAAAATTTCAGGTAATTGATTTAATAAATTAAAAAAAATATTAAAAAATATGTAATTTATGGTTAATGAACTTTGAATGATTGTCATTATATATGCGCCAGTTGCTGTACTAGTAGGTTCTTCTTTTAGTTGTCGTATAGAATCTAAAATAATATTTCTATCATTTTTTTCATATGAAAAATGAAGTTTTTGCGACATTTTTGGACGAGTCATGAAAGTTTCAAATATATTTGTTTTAATGGATTCTACATTCGCGAGAGAATTAGTATAAGGTTTACAAGCAGTTTCTGTAGGAAACAAATTCGATTGACATACTTTACAAGTATATAAAACGTATCCAGCAAGTATAACGTAAATAAAAAGGTGCGTTATCCTTTGAATAATTGTTGTAATAAGCGTTTGAAGGTCAATCATAAATGGTGAACCTGGCGATAATGTTTGTTTGACTTCATCTATATTTGGTGTATCACTTTCACTTGACATTTCTTATATTAAATCAATATAAAATTATTTGATAAATACATTTTTATATATAAAAATTATAAAACATTATAAAATATCAAGTTATAGTATATTATATGAATATTTCTAAAAAAGAAAAAATATTATTAATTTTAGCAGTTATTAGCCTAATTCTTTTAGTTATTATCTTTCAATGGGTTAATTATTTGTCTATTAATGATTATATTTATTATAGTCCGCCTCCTACGCCAAATAAAGAAGGATTTGGAAAAAGTTATATTACAGACGGATACATAACTAGTCAAACAGTAAATCTTCCTTTAAATACAGTTTATAGTTGTAAAAATATGTGCGGACCTACGTCTAGGTGTTCTATAACAGGACAACAATGCCTTGCGGATATAGATTGCCCTGGCTGTCAACCGCCAGAAAAATCAAACATAAAACAAAATAGCATTGTTCCAGGTGATAATGATTCCGGTAAATTAACTGTTGGGGTTACGCCGACGTATTCTACGCTTACAACTGACATAGGTACAACTTCCGCAATATTTAAAAAAAATACATTCCGAAGAACTCCTCAAACGTCTAATGGAGTAAATACATGGAGATCAAAATTTAATGATTCTAGAATGCTTTATGATACACAGTTTGAACTCCCTCAGATGAAACATATGCCTATATACAGCAAACGATATTCTGTAACAGGCGAGTTTATAGATAGTGGTCCATTACCCGCCAACTCGAATTAAATGTATAAAAATAAATATAAAAATAAATATAAAAATAAATATAAAATAATATAAAAATGAGTTTTGTATTGTTAGATAATAAAAAAAATGAATTAGATAATATAATGAATAACAATATTACAAATAACAACAATATGAGTTTAACTAAAATGACCAAACAAGAGCTTTTGAAAAAATGCGAAGAATACGGAATAACCAAATGTAAATCAAAGACTAAAGTAGAATTAATTGAATTAATTGACAATATAACAAAAAATAATAAAACACAAAAAATTACATTCATTATTGAAGATGAACTTGGTGATGATAATAACAGTAAAATGGATAATGATATTATTGAGAATAGTGAGAATAATGAAAATTGCGAGAATAGTGAAAATATTGATAATAGTGATAATAACGAAAATAGTGAAAATGAAGATTTATTCAAACTGAATGAGGATATTATAAACTCAACTATAAAAGATGAATATATAGTTAATTTAATAAATAATAGCTATAATAAAAGTACAAAAAAAACGGAGAATATATATAATTTCATTTATAGCTATATAAATGGCGTTAAATTGATACATCAAGATTATAAAAATTTTAACTATTCATTTTATGACTCAATAAAATCAAACAAAAATATTAAAATAATATGGGGTAATTGTTTGGACAAATTGAAATCTTTTCCAAATGAAAGCGTTGGATTAATGTGTACATCTCCTCCATATTATAACGCACGCGATTACAGCGTATGGAATAATTTAAATGACTATCTCTCTTTCATGACAGAAGTTATAAAAGAATGTTATAGGGTTTTAGATAATCATAGGGTATTCGTATTCAACGTAAGCGACGTAGTTGATAATGATAATTTAAGTGAAATTAAATGTTGGGGCGAAAGAAAAATACCATTACCTAGTTATTTCATAAAAATTTTTGAAGATTGTGGTTTTACATACGTGGATGATATTATATGGGATAAAGGCGAAGTTCAGTCTAGCAGACATAAAAATAAAAGCACTCCTTATCCTTTTTATCAATACCCATTAAATTGTTATGAACATATATTAATATTTCATAAACATCGTCTTGAAAAAGACATTAGATATCCTTGTTCATCGTGCGGATCTTTAGACGTAAAAAGTAATAGTTATACTTACAAAGGGTTAAGATCATGGGAATGTTGTAATTCTAAATGTAACCGAAGCGTTAGTGATAGAGGCAAAAGATTTTCACTTAAAACAATAATAACCCAAGATGAAGCAAAACAGCAAAATAATATTGTACCCTCAGAATTTGTAGATAATTGGAGAAGAGATATACACAAATTGAGTCCAGTTATTAAAATAAATAATAAAAAAGAAAATAAATTGGGTCATACTGCTCCATATCCAGCAGAAATACCTGAAATGGCTATACGTTATTATAGTTATGAGGGAGATATTGTATTAGATATGTTTGGCGGTAGTTTTACAACAGCAATACAAGCGCGCAAATTAAATAGAATCGGCGTTGGTATTGAACTAAGAAAAGATTTGTTTGAAGAATGTATAATAAATAACATTAAAATTTCTGATTGCGAATATGATGAATTATAAATTTTTAGAATTATAAATTTTTAGCATTTAATTTTCTGCGTTCTAAACTTTCTTCTATATTGTCCCAATATTCTTTAATTGTATAATTTTGCTGCTGCATATTTGATACTTTGAAATCCCAAAATAAATTGCCAGGTCGATAATCTGATAGCATAATATTATTATCTTCACAAAAGTATATTTTTTGTTTACAAACGGCTTCATTATGACTTATATCCAACTTATGTTTTTCGCAAAAATCATCAGCTGATATTTTTTTGTAGGAAATTGGACTAATTAAATGATCATTTTTGTCTAATACTCCAAGTTCATTTATCAAATCATAACAAGTTTTACCCATGTATTTTCTCTCTTTCAAATAGTTTTCAAAGTTTGATTTATATTTTTCTATTTCGTTTTTTTCCAAAAATTTATCTATATTATAAACGTGTAACAACTGGTACAATAAACATACATAATTGTCTATAATTACTTTTTCTCCTGACATAAAACCCTTCGGAGTAGTGAAAATTTGCGGTTGCGTTCCTGTCCAACTTTTCATACTTTCTTGGTCGCCTCCACAAATATGATAATAATATTGTCCTTCCCATTTATCATTACCTTCATTAATAATACCTTTTTGAATGTCTTTTTTTCTGCTAATCGGAACCCAATTATTTTGTTTTGCTTCAATATCTAATAGTAATTTTTGGTCCCTTTGTTGTTTTGACCCTGAATATCCTGTCGCGTCTTTCATGGTAGTAATAATAGAGGAAACCGTTTTATCTCCTCCAATATTTGAAAACAAGTAGTTATCTAGTTCATCGCGAGTTACATTATTTTTTATTTTTGAGTAATCATTAAAATTCATTCCAATACATATACCTTTTGAATGCGTTTCTAGTTGCGTAAGGCTCAAATCATTTTTACGAATGATTGAATAAGTACAAAACATTCGTGAATTCTGTGAAACGCGTTTTGTTGTACATGGTATATTTGTATCTGCACCGGCTTTGTTAATATTTGTTAATTTCGTTCTCATTTGTTTTGGAAACTTTTTTATTAAATTTAATGTATCTTTTTTTGAAATAGATTTTATTTTCTCATCAACGTTTGAGTCTTCGTCTTCGTGTAGTTCTTTTTCATCGATTTCATTATCGGAATCATTATCGGAATCATTATCAGAATCATTATCGACATTATCATCATTTTCTGTATCATCTTCAACTGAAAGTTTTTCTTGTATCAAAGAAATCAATTGAGACTTGTTTTTTGATTTACATTTTGTTAAACCAACCTCCTCACACTTCGATAAAAGTTCATTTCTAGATAATTTTGTTAAATCCATTTGTATAGTTGTCATGATAAAGTATTTTTATATCATAATTCAGTAAAACCAAATCAATTTTTTTTACAAAAATAAATAAAATATTGTAAAATAATTATTTAAATAGATATTTCATCAAACGGTATTATTTCTCTCTTTGGTTGATGTTGATATTCTTTTTTATCGTTTTTATCATTGTTTTGCCTTTTGTAACTATTATTCAAAAAAAAAGATGATAAATAGAGAGAAACGTTATTCATATGGCTGATAAAATTATTATATTCTTCTGTAAAATCGTTAAAAGTAATTGAAAAACCAAAACGATAATTGAAAGTTAAAATAGCAAAAGACAAATAAAAAAATACTATTACATATGAAACAATCATTCTATTTTTTGTTGTTTTTTCCATATTGAAAATATTTAAAAATGGGTCGATTATGGTGATGTCTTCTCCATCAACTGTTTTTTCTACTTTGCTTAAAACGCAACCATTAAAATAAATAAACGATACAAACGCTAACATTAATCCAAATAATATAAGTATGTTTTGTACTTTTGTACCATAAATCATAAAAATGACTAAATAAAACGGCAAATTTACGTGAAATGCCCTTAGAAAAAAACCAAATGATTTATCAGATAATTTAAAAATGTTACATTTTTTTAAGAATGACGCAATATTTTCTATTATTTTTTTTTTAGATTCTTTAGTTGCCATTATTATACTAAAAATACATAATTGACTTTTTAGTATAAAACGAATAAATAATTTATTGGGTCGTTTTATGACAGATAAAATAATTTTAAAAGAAGAAGTAAAAGAAGAAAAAGAAGAAGTAAAAAGTAACTGGTTTAACAAATATTTTTCGCCATATAAAAATGATCCTTTAATTGAATCTATAATAAAAAACTATATATTTTACATAACAAGCTTTATTTGTTTAATAATAATTTCCATATATTCTAAAAATAACCTTTTTTATACTATTGTATCTTTCATAATTGCTTCTTTTTCTGGATTTGTTATACATTATGTATCTCATGATATTAAATTAGAAGAAGCATATCTTAAACAAAATAATTATATTAGAAGAAATAAGTATTCTAACAACATTGTTCTTTTTTTCTGTAAACTATTGGATTTTCATGAGACTATTCATCATGATTCGTCCATAAATAAATTAAAAAAAAACATGATAATAGAATTTATATTAAATTTTATCACACAAGGCGGTTGCGCCATGCTAGTATGTTATTTCGCAAAAAAAATGAATCAATATGTTTTTTTACTATGGGGATTAATGTATTGTTCTGTACATATCATAAATTATAGTTATATTCCATCAAAAATTCACGAAAAACATCATTTAGATAAAAAAACCAATTATGGAATAGATATATGGGACGTAATGTTAGGTACAAAATATAATAATGACGCAAGCGATATTGAGATAATAAATCATTACTCCATTAATATTATTATTATAACCGTAATTATAATTTTTCTTATAAAATACAATGTTTTATCTTTTTCATAAAATTTATATATATATTTGTAAATACAATTGTAATTTTTGTAAAAATAAAGAAAATATAATTTGTTTATAAAAAATCAATAAATAGTTTATAATAAACTACAAATTTTATTATTTGATTAATTGATTATTTTATTATTTAAGTAGCGTATTGTAATCCGCAATTTCCACCAATAAATGTAACAACGTTGAATCTCTCTTCAAACAATTGTAAATTGAAATTATATTCATAAATTCTCCACGTCGGTTTATTTATACCTACAATGTCTCCCGTTGTAGGATCACAAATTGTTAGCACTTGCGCGTAAGGGTCTAATGCTGGTACTATGGTAGTAAATTCAAATTCAATTAAATTAAATCTATTCGTGTTTAATGCTCCTGAAGGTTGAAGGTCAAAAGGGGATGTATTTAAACAAAAATTGTAACAATATAAAAATGGAGGAGCGTTACCAGCAGTTCTAACGTATTTTTCTACAAAACTGTATACGCCGGATGGTTGTAAATTTTCTCTGTATTGACCATCTATTGAAATTCCTAAAACTACCAATATTTCTTGTTGATTTTGAGGAGTATAAACCCCTGTAGTAAATAATCCAGTTAATAGTCCATCAGGGTTTACTCCAGGACCAATAGTTACGTTATCCGGTATTTGAAACGCTCCGTGTACCGGAGCAAGAGTAACATCATTCGGCATATAATTATAAGGCCAATTGGTATAGTTAGACCATTCATTTCTTAAATTTGCGTCACTTCTTTGTAAGTACCACATCCAACTTGTAACTAAACCGATAGAGTTAAGCTCTATTTTATTGGGACCTGTAACGTTATAAAATGTTGTTTCTTGAACTTGTCGAATTAAATACTTTTGCTCATTTTTAGCAAACATTTTTTGTTCATCATTTGAAAGAAACGCATATGTACAAGTTAAATGTACGTCCGCATCCCATTGGCTTCTAAGATCTGTGTAAGAAGTTGGTCCTAATAAAATATCAGGAGGGGTTTGTAAAAAACGATACATCTGCATATTAGGTTGGTTAAAGTTAGGTTGGACATATGGAAAATTGTTTACGTTATCATTTACGTCTCGAATAGTAAATAACTCATAAATAGGTCTTATTGTAACCTGAATCTCTAATTGGTTATATTGTAGAGCAACTAATGGAAACGCCATTTGACTTTTTAAATTGAACCAAAAATTCAAGGGAATATATAATGTTGAAGCACGGATAGACGGTTCAGCTCCTGCGGGACTATCTGTATAAAACGCATTAGGGTATGAATTTACTCTAGCGCCGTAGTTACCAGGATTATTTAATTGAGGAATGTTTCCAGTCATTTCATTAAACAACGCTTTTTTGTCAGCGCTAAAATCTCTCTGAACCATAGAAAGCAAATATTGGCCAGAAAATTCTTGTAGTTTTTGATTTCCGCAATTTACGCTTATTTTTGTGATCATTTGGGAACCAATATTTTCAATCCATTTAAACTCATATGGAGCCCAATTAGTATAGCCAATTGTTCCATCTTGATTTACAATTTGTTGCGGGGATAAAATTGGACTCCAAATATTAGGTAGGTTTATCGTTAAAAAAGTATCCATTAATAAATCTCCATAACGAGATACTTTGAAAGTATAAGTGGATTCCTCCGTTAATCTGAGAAAAGTAGAGCCGCTATAATCTAACCTAAATTTTTGTAAACCAAAATTAGTGTATTTTTGGTAAGTTGCCTTCCAAAAAGTTTTTGATGGATTCCCATTCAATATTATATTTTGTTGTCCTTGAGAGACAAGATTCATTAAACCCCCTGCCATAGTTAATATATATATATTTATTAAATTTTAAATCAATAATTGCGTTGTTAATATAACAATAATTATTATAAAAATAGTATTTTATAGTATTAAATAGTATAAAATAGTATAAAATAGTATAAATAGTATAAAATAGTATAAATAGTATAACAATAAATTTTATAAAAAATAATATTATAATATAAGTATGAGTGAAGATTCTTCAAATAAAGTTTTGAATACATTAATGAATTTAAAAGAAGATTTTGTGTCATTTATTATTTTAGCTATAAGTCTAATTATAATTTTAGCTGTTATCATTTATTTTATATATCTAAGAAATCTTCCAAATAATGAATGTAACTATATGAATACTTTGTATGGAACAATAGACGGAAATATTAAATCGATTGATACGACAAACCCTGATTTTAGTGGAAATTTGTACGATTATTATATTAAAACAGCATATAATGCTTGTAGTGGAGGAAGTTATAAAAATGATTTTGTTAATTTATGTAATTTAACAAGCGTTTTAAAACAAGGCGTAAGATGTCTAGATTTTGAATTATATTATGTGAATAATACTCCAGTAGTTTCTACCTCTACGGTAGATAGCGTTTATATAAAAGAAACCTTTAACTCCGTAAATTTTTCCGACGTAATGTCTACAATACAAAGCAACGCTTTTTCAGGAGGAGATTGTCCAAATCCAAATGATCCTATTTTAATCCATTTAAGGTGTATGAGTAATAATCCGATGATGTACTCGGGATTAGTAAATATATTTAAATCTTACGACTCTATCATGCTTGGAAAAGAATATAGTTATGAAAATAATGGTTTAAATATAGGCGGTACCCCTTTAATAAATTTGATGAATAAAGTTATTTTAATTATGGATAGAAGCAATCCAACCTTTTTAGGAAATCCAGAACTGCTTGAATATGTTAATATAGTAAGTAATTCTTTTTTTATGAGAGGATACGACTATAAACAGGTAAAAGAAAATCATGATATTGAAGAAATAAAACTATATAATCAGCGAAATATGACAATTGTTTTCCCGGACACCGGTTCTAATCCTCCAAACCCAAGTGGGCTTTTAACAAGGGCAATTGGATGTCAAATGACTGCTATAAGATACCAATTGGTCGATAGCTTTTTAGAAGACAATAATACATTTTTCGATAATGTTGGATATGCTTTTTGTTTGAAACCTGAAATTTTGAGATACAACGAAGTTACTGTTGACGCACCTACTACTCAAAATCCAGAGTATTCGTATGCTCCTAGAAATCAAAGCACAGATTATTATTCTATTGACTATTAAAAATATATTTTATATTTTATATTTTATATTTTATATTTTATATTATAATTAAAACTTAAATACGTATTACTTTGTAATATTCATAATACATGGGAATCTCTCAGAGTAAAGTGACAAACGTGGATCCAATCCAACAAAAACCTATTTTGGATATAGTTAACAAATGTAACTATCATTGCCCGGTTTGTCAAAAATCAGGAAAAACACCAAATATGGCGGGTAGGTTTTTTTTAATAAATGAATTAGAATGTAAATGTAATGCGTGCGATACTATTTTTCCAAAAGATAAATATTATCTTCCGGTAATAGACAACGCAATCTCAGTATAAAAACAAAAAACAAAAAACAAAAAACAAAAAATAAAACAAAAATATTATTTTGATCAAAATAATATTTTATATAAATAATATTTAATATAAATAATATATATGAAAAATAAAAATTGCGATAAATCAATGAATTTTCAAGAATGTGAATTAGCAATATTGCGTTTAGCTGTAGACGCGTCTGAAAAAAAAATAGGTAAAAGAATTGTTAACTCTGATGAAATCAAAAAAATGATAACCATTTTAGAAAACTTTATTAAACAAAAAAATTTAATATGCTACGGAGGTACGGCCATAAATAATATTTTACCAAAAGAAGACCAATTTTATGATAAAGACGCGGAAATTCCAGATTATGATTTTTTTACTACAGATTCAGTAAGTGACGCAAAAGAATTAGCTGATATATACTACAATGAAGGTTTTACAGACGTGGAAGCAAAAACTGGGCAACATCATTCCACATGTAAGGTTTACGTTAATTATATTCCTGTAGCAGATTTAACGCAAATACCTAGAGATATATTTAAGGTTTTGTTAAAGGATTCTATTAGAGTCGATGGCATATTATATGCTCCTCCAAATTTTTTAAGAATGTCAATGTATCTGGAACTCAGTAGACCTGTTGGAGATACTTCAAGATGGGAAAAAGTGTTAAAGAGGTTAATATTATTGAATACGCATCATCCAATGACAGACATTAAATGTGATAATATAGATTTTCAACGAGAAATGGAATCTAAAAAAAATGAAGATAATATTTATGATAATGTACAAAATACACTGGTAAATCAAGGAGTAGTTTTTTTTGGAGGTTACGCTATATCGCTATACTCAAAATATATGCCAAAACATTTACAAAAAAAACTAAAAAAAATTGCGGACTTTGACGTTTTGTCAAATCATCCGGAAAGTACCGCAGAAATAGTAAAGGAAAGATTAAAAGATATTAATATTAGTAATGTAAAAATTATTAAACATGAACCGGTTGGCGAAATTATTCCAACTCATTATGAGATTAGAGTTGATAGGGATTCTGTCGCTTTCATTTATAAACCGATAGCCTGTCATAGCTATAACGTAGTACGTATACATGGACAAAAAGTCAAAATTGCGACAATAGATACAATGTTGAGTTTTTATTTGGCTTTTTTGTATACTGATAGACCTTATTTTAGAGAGTTTTCCAATAGAATTTTATGTATGTCAAAATTTCTGTTTGAAGTTCAACAAAAAAACAGATTGGAACAAAAGGGATTGTTAAAAAGATTTAGTATCACTTGTTATGGACACCAAGAAACCGTAGAAGAAATGCGTTCGCATAAAGCGGAAAAATTCCGAGAGTTGAAGGACAAAAGAGGTAGCAAAGAATACGAAGAATGGTTTTTAAATTATGTACCGGCAAACAACCCAAATAAAGAAAATAAAGAGAATAAAGAAAATAAAGAAAATAAAGAGAATAAAGAAAATAAAGAAAATAAAGAAAATAAAGAGAATAAATCTAAAACTCGCGAATACACGCAGAAAAAAACTCCAAATCCGCCTCGAAAAAAAACAATTAAAAATAAAAATAATAATAATAATAAAAACAATAAATATAAAAAATTCAATTTCAATTATTGGGGTAAAAAAAATAAAACAAAAAAAGGAAATGAAATATATTAGATACAATACAAATCAATAGTCGACTTGTAAAATACGTATATGTTTTTTCTGATAAACTTACAAAATTTTCCTTGTTTGAATTCAGGACTAATATTTTTTTTTAAAAATATGATAAAAAAAATAGTATAAATTATTATTTTTTCTATTATTTTTTTTACTATATTGCGAGATACGTCGAAAATAGACCATTCATTTACATAACTACATAAACTAGTCCTTTGGTTTTTTATGAAAAAAAAATGAACGTCTAATAATCCCAACATAATTCTATGAAAATTAGTTTTTTCATTTTTTACGCTCATTAGATGAAAAATTTTATCATTTATCATTATATCTAGATATAATAATTTTCTGTGATTCTCTAGTGGAAATATATATGGTAATATACCATCAATATACTTATTTTTATAACAAATGTTTCCGTTAATTACAAATGGAAGAAAACATGATTTTATAATAACATCTATAATATCATTTACATTTTTATATTTAGATACCGTAATTTTTTTCTTTTTATTTATATCTGTATAGCTAATAAAAAGTTTATTATTTATTTTACAAAAAATGTCGTTAGGTATTTTATCTTTTACTTTATTATTAAGTAAGTAAATAATATTCAAAAACTTGTGTTTTTTTAAGTCTTCTATTAAAATATTATAAAGTTCGCAAGCTAAATCTAAAGAATCCATAAAATATAGTAGGCCTATAAAAGACCCTATACTAGAGCCAGATATTCGTTTAACCTCAATAATTTTATGTTTTTCCATTTTTTTTAAAAAATAAAGAGCTCCAACTAAATAGCTTCCATTGAATGCGCCGCCTTCTAATACTAAATCAATTTCAATAGGTGATGTTATATTTTTTAGGTGATTAGGCAATGATTCAAATAATTTATCTACGCATTTATCTATCATTCGATTCGTTATTATAAATTATTATTTTACTATTTTAAAAAATCCGAATTGAAATGTACAATATATAAAATAAAAATGTTCAAATGTGTATATAATTACAGTTACGCGTAGACTAGACAATATATAATTTTTGGTTCTAAGGTTTCACATTTTGTAATAATCTTTCAACAAATGCTTCTTTTGTTTTATGAGACAAATAAATATTGATTATTTCTGCGGGAGAATAAAAATATTCGTTTATTTTGCTTAGACTTTCATCACATATGTCAGTATTAAATAAGTGATTGTACATTTCACTTATTACGTCATGACTTGCGTTTTTAAATTCGTGAGTTATATCTATTCTACCAGGCCTTATTAATGCCGGATCAAGTTGATCATAATGATTTGACGTAATAATTAATATTCTTCCAGGCGTTTCACGTACACCATCCCATATATTCAATAAATCATCTAACGTAATAGGTTCTTCAGAAGTTGGACCATCTGTATGTGGGCTCATCTTTAAAATTTCTGAACCATTTAAATCTACTACAGATTTGACAATGTCGCCTAACTTTACTAGATCGTCTGCGCCTTTCCCATTTAAATAATCATTGGAATTGCCATTGGAATTGGAATTGGAATGCGCGTTATTTTTCTTTTTAAATTTTTCAGATCTTTTTAAAACAATATCTCCAATACAGTCTATATCTTCAATAACTGTTATTTTTTTGTCAAATGTTATAGATTTTTTTTCATTATTATTATTATATGTATCTTCAAAAAAGAAATGATGTAATTGTTGTTTTGTTTTGATTAATTTCAATGAGAGAAACACCAAATGATAACCTGTATAATTTCCTAGCGCTTTAATAAAAGATGTTTTACCGGTCCCGGGTTCGCCGTAAAGACCAATTCCACAAGTCCAAGGTATTCCCTTGCTTTCATACCAATTTCTGTTATTAATAAAAAAGTCGATCTTTTTAATTAAATCTGTTTTTCCCTCAAAAAACATATTGGAAAATTTTCTACAAGAAATAAAATTTGTTTCCGACCAACAACTATATTTAGAATCATCCTCCCCGCGAGTTGTTTTTTCTAAAGTATAAATAAATTTTTTGTTATACCGGTTGGTCTTTATAGACGTCAAATAATCCGCTGTAATATTGTCAATAAATTTTGTTAGATAAGAAGCGTTAAACTTGTAAGAATATATTTTCACGGTAATTTTTTCAATTTTCGTTGTGACCCTATCATTATTGGAGTCATCTTCATTGAACATTTTACAAATAGCGTATATATCATCATCAATTATAAAACAATCAGATTGTGAAACCATCAAAATATCTGTTATTTTTTTATTACAATCATCTGAGGTGCTTACATACGCATCAATATTTGTAACAGTTTCTTTCAGTTTATATATTGAGTTATTTTCCGATATATTATTAACAATGTAAAACCAAAAGGCTTTAAATCTATTACTATATGTTGCCGATATATTTGTACTATGACTATAAATAGAAGTCGTACAACTCCGTTTTCCTTCTAATTCTATTTCGTATCTTTTATAAAAAAAAGACTTTATTTTTTCTTTATCTATTCCAAAATATAACGAAATTTTGTTTTTGTTTAAATGGTTGAATATATATCCTATTATGGTAAAAATAAACGTATTAATAATTGTGTCAACAACGTGATTACCTGTTTTAATTTTATTGAAAATACTCATTTTCAGCGTATCGTGGAATTTATAAAATAATTCTTCTATAATATTTGTCATTGTTTGCGGTATAACTATTATTAATTAATGTTTAAATTATTTATATTTATATTTATGCCTTTTACACCTTTTACACCTTTTTCACAAGTTATGAAATTTACTACGAAGTGAAACGCCGATTATTATTTATCTTCAATGTTATCTAAAATATCTTTATTTCTTTTATATTTATAATAAGCGTAACCTAAGAAAGATAATAAATAATATAACGGAACTTCATTCAAGAATTCTATTATTTTTTCTTTATTTGGGTTTTTATTTAACGTTATTTTACTACTTATTTTGTTCCATAATCTTATACCTTCATTGTCATTTTTTGACTCTAAATCTATTTTATAACCTATAAACTTAACTAAATCGTTATCTATATATGATAAATATTCATCTTTTTCATACATAAAATCCGCGATTTCACTATAAAGTGTAAAAATATCTTGTATTGCTAATTTTCTATCTATATCATCTTCACAACCTAAATCATTTTTACATATATATTTATTAATTTTATTCTTTAGAGTTTTGTTATTTCGAGTAAAATGTTTTTTGCTTCGCATTTATAATATAATATATAAATATTAAACGGCGTTTATCAAACAATATAATTGGAAATTAGAGGGTTAAATGTAAAAAGGCGTAAATGTTAAAACGCGTTGAAATGATTTGTTATCTTATTCAATAGATAAAAAATAAGACCAAATAAACTGCTAGTAAATAAAAACCCATATAAATTTAAATTTCCATCTTTCAAAAAAAGTACAGGGAAAAAATGAAATAAATATTTTTTTACAATAGGCAATTGAAACAAAAAATACAATATAGATAATAGTAATGGCGTTTGTATTTCCGCATATGTTTCATCTAACGAATTTTGTATATTAGAGTGTTTTGTATAACCGTTAATTATATCGTCGGCGTCTTCATAGTTTTGAATATAATCTTCATTTCGTGTTGGCGCAGGAATGTAATTTGGTTGTATATTAGGATCTTGTGTAATCCCGGTAGTACCCATTGGAATATCTCTTGAAGGTAGTTGAGTCAAACCATTTGTGCTGGCTTGCTGTAATCCATTTACAATTTGATTAATAGTATTCTGATCTAAAGTAAGTTGACCTTCATTTGCGTTCATAGGTTGGAGTTGACTAGGAATATTATTTTCATTAGCTTTTAAATTTATATTGTTTGTTACATTTCCTCCTCCAACCGGATTTGTTGGCAAATCAAAAATATTAGTAGTATCGCTCATAATTATTATAAAGAATGATAGATTATAATAATTACGCAAAAGTTAGCTAAAATCAAGTATCTTCTTTGATGAATCGCATTTTGTTGGCATAGGGACATATTTATAACATTTATTGTCAAATTTGTATATTTTGTCTTTTATTTCCTCTAAAGGCGGAGCGTGAAATACAACACATTCTTTATCTTTACAAACAGATCTAAATAAAGTAGCTAATCCAAAACCAAGTAAAATAGCCATTATAACATTTCCAGCTTTCGAATGAACAAATTTACCAAATTCTACCATATATAATTGCCTTATAAAAAAGAATCAAAAGAATAATAACCACTTTTTATGCTTGTACTGGAATACTAGAAATTTGCGATGGATCTTTTGGACATTTTACTTCAACTGGTTCAAGATAAAAGCAATTATCGGCATTATCCTTAAATAATATTTTTTCTACGTTTTCGGGACTAGGATAAATAAAAATAGTTTTTGTTTCAGGACCCCAAATATAAACAAAAAACAAACCTACTGCTAAACTAATAATAAATATGGGGAATGATATGTATTTGAATATCATTATTTATAATAATAAATATTTTAATAATTAATAAATATTTTAATACGAAGTAAATTGTAATTCTTTTCCTACAATTGTCCCTAATGCTTCCATAAATTGACCGCTATTAGTATTGGTATTGGTATTGGTATTACTACTATTATTCATTTTAGAAATCATACCAATTAATATATCTCTTTGAATTTTTTGTATTTTATTATTAAAAATATTGTTATAAATTGGATTTCCAAAATCATACTTACCGTCTTGTAAAATTTGCGGAGGTATAATCAAATTCGTTGGATTTAAAAATGTTCTACTTCGTTTTTGTTCTTTATCTTTAACGTACTGTACAATTGTTTCTTCTAACCATTCATGATCTTGTAAAAGAGCATTTCTATATTTTGGGCTAAGAGAGTTCCAAATGCCTTGGTATATTGGATTATTCCAAGTAACTGTTCCATCAGTATTGTAAATTGGAGAATTACTTGTCTTTATGGTTACGGCGGGTTCTTGTTCTTGTTTTGGTTCTTGTTCTGGTTCTTGTTCTTGTTCTGGTTCTTGTTCTTCATCTTGTTCTTGTTCTTGGTTTGGTTCTTGTTCTTCATCTTGTTCTTGGTTTGGTTCTTGTTCTTCATCTTCTTCATCTTGAATGATTACATTAGGTTTTCTTACCCGTTTTGTTTTATTGGAGGGTTCACCTCTATTTTTTTTTGTTTTTGTATTCTTTACAACACTAACTCCGGTGACAAAATTTATTACGTACGGTTCAACTAACGCGTATTCTAGTTGTTCAATCGTATTTTTTTGTTGAATTAAATGAAAAATTCCTTCATCATCATATTCAACCTTACAATAATTGTATTTTAACTTTAAAATATCATTCAATTTAGGAGTCAAACTATTCACATAAACATCAACAGCATCTTTCACAAATTGAGTATCATTTGTGTGATCAAAATTGGAGATGCTCTCTTTTATATTTGCCATTAAAATATACGCCTCTTGTATTTTAGTATTCAATTTCATTTTTTCATCTGGATTTTCAATAATATCCATATAACTAGTAATCTCATAAGAAAGCAACCCAGTATATTCTGATATGTTACTTTTTAGTTTATCAAAACTTTTCAAAGCGTCTTCTGTTGATATGTACCCAAATAATAATTTATTTTTCTCCATAATAATGGCTGTTTTATCCTTTTTTATAATATCTTCTATTTCTTTTATATATTTTGAATGCGTATCAAATTCTCCTAACACGATAACTATATTAAAAGGACATGGGTTCACGCGATCTCCACAGCTCGCTTTCAAAACTCTGGAATCTTTATCTTTATCATATTTTGTAGAAAAAATAGAACCAACTGGTCTTTTACAATTTATACATTTATGTTTAATTTGCTCATATTCATAACGTTTTTCTTTTAAACTTAATTTTTCATTATTTATTATATTTCTCTTTTCTTTTTCAATGTTTTCTTCATAATTTTTTTTTAAGTTATAATATTCATTTACCTGCTCTAGATATGTTGTCATTTATATATAAATTATAATTTATTATTTATTATTTATATTATTATTTATATTATTATTTTAAACCAATAATATATTTTTGTTATGAATAGCGTCATACTCATTTTCCCATTCAGGTAACCCAGTAATTAATTCTTGATGAGCTATCCGTTTAGCCTCTTGAAATTTTTTGATTTTTGATAATATATATTGTTGTTTTTCACGAGTTTTTTGCTCTTTTTCCATTGGCGTAAGTCTTCCTTTGTATTTATATAATAATATTGCTCCTAAAATTAAAATAAACAAAATAAACAATCCAATATTAAACATTTTGTTATAAAATTTCATTTTATATGCGTGTGTTTGTTTTAGGTTTTGGTTTAAAAAATATTTAGTTCCCTGTTCAATTAATATTGGTTTAGAAAAATCTTCAAAGTCCATAATAAATATTGGTATTAAACTAAAAAATATTATACACAATATCTATATGGTGGGAATGTTTTTAAATATTATTACTTTTTTATTAACAACATATATTTATTACAATTCATTACTTCCTAAACTATCATATGATATATTATCTGATTCCTCAAAATATGAAAGTTATATGAAAAAAAAATATATTAGTTTAGCTATTTACTTTTTAGCAATTATAATTGTTCAATTTTTTATAAATACGTACGCCATATCAAATAATTGTGGAGGTCTTTTATCTGAGAATTTATCTGCTGCGGCGGTATTAACGCTATTGCCTTGGAGTTTAATATTTGGAGTAGTGATAATGATATTAACCGTATTTCCTGGGTTTAAAGGAGTGTTTTCTGACGTACTAGGCTACTATTCTGTCGCAAAAGAAGCAAATTTGCTATTGATTGATTTATTACTGAATCAAAAGGTAGAGAATGCTTTGAACAAACATACAAATGATGATGATGATGGTAGTTCATCTACTTCAGCTGATTTACCTGGTAAAAGTCGCAAAGGTTCAGCTTCATCTGAAAATACCGCTGTTACGGCACCTCTTACAGCGAATGATAATGCTTCTACTGCTGCTAATACTGCTATTCCATCATCAAATGAAAGTGAATTAACTGGCGGAATCAAAAAAGGTGGATCATCAACAAGTAAAGGCGAAAAACACCGTCTAGAAGAGGCAGCTGACGCTATAGTTAAAATATGCGGGAATACGTCTATATTAATAAATCAAATTGTACCTTCTAATTTTGCTAAGTATTGGAATGTATTAAACCCTTTAATGAAGCCAATTTATCGTAACAATAGTCCAGATGGAATAGGTATGCGAGAAAAATTGTTTAAACTCACCGTCAAACGAGATACCATAGGAGAAGCGGTATGGTTCATTTATACTGGAATTTTAATTGCCTCAATTGTCCAAATGAAAATAGCCACGGCAGGTTGTCAATCCAATCTTCAAGCCATGGAGCAAAACTATGAACAATATCAACAAGAAGAACAACAAGAATTGGCGGCAAAAGCAAACCTAACACAAACCGAATATACTATAACAAATTAAAAAGAGTAATAAAAGAGTAATATAACGTTATTTTTACACATTTGATTTTGGTTAATGTAATTTTGGAAATGCGTTAAAATATAATACAGCTAAATAACATAATATCCCTAAAACTATAGATAACAACCACATCGGCATTATAGTTTTATTTTTGTATCCAACTCCGAATTCTCTAACGCTGCCGTCTTTATTATATAAAAATGCGGGTTTTATCATTTGAATTGACCCAAAAATTATAACAAATAATAATATAGCTACAAGCGTAGCATTATTACGAATGAAATTGCGATACATTTATATATATCTTATTTAAAAAAAAATATAATTTTTGATTTATTATATTTTTCGAAATCATTTAAGAATCGTAATCTTCAAAATTACCATAATCTAAATCATCTCCTTCAAAATTACCGTCCATATAATCATCCCTATAATTTCCTATGTCGTACGCTTCTTTTTCTATTTCTTTCTCTCTATTCACTTCTTCAATATAATCGTCCAATTCTATGTCAAATTTTTTATTATTTGGGTCTACTTTTTTACTTATAACATTTTCATATTTCATCATACTTAGCATAAAATCCTGCTCATTCTCATAATCCTTGGCACTATACTTTGTCAAACCTTTCTGTAACCCCTTATTCCAAGCACCGAGTTTATTTATTTTCATAATAGTGTCGGCTTCTCTCTCTTCTTCAGATAATCCTTTCAATCGATCTGTAATAATATCTTTCTCCTTTTCTCTTATTTTAAACGCTCTATCTTGGATTTGCTCGTAAGAAATATCAATAATATCTTTTTGGTGTTCCATTATTTCAATAAAAGCTATTAAAAGGTCAGCTACTTTTTGTCTTAGATCCTTTTTATTTCCTTTTAATAAGGTTGTTTCCATTTCTGTTCTTTGACCAAACGTTTCAAACTCGGTTTTTCTTTCATTATCTTCCAAGTAATCAACCGAAAAAATATCAGCAACTTCCATTGGTTTTTTTACTTCGGTAACAATCATTTCATCCATGTCAGACAAATTAATATAATCCAAAAATACTAATAATAAATAATGTTCAAATAATAATTTACTTGTTCTTTCATCAAAGATAGGTTTAAATTCCTTCTCATTTATTTTAATGGTTGTAAAAGAGGGAGTGTTATTAGCTAACAATAACACATTTTTCGAGGATAGTTGAACTTCTTGTAAAATATTTGTCATTTGGTTTACGCCATGGAAAGAATGAAGAGGCTTATAATACTTATAAATGGATGACATAATTTTCCGCTTATGACTAGCAGATAACTTCCAATAATTTGGAGGTATAATATTATTATAATCCGAATAATTTACTTTATTTAATATCATATTTGGAAAAGTTTTTACTATATTTTGAATGAATGTTTTGAAAAAATTGATGATATTATAATTCGAATCATTTGATATTTTGTTATTCTCATTATGATGTGATTTTTCACTATTCCATTCATTTATGTTCTCTATAAAAGATTTCATATGTTTGATTGTCTTGGATGATACGTCTCGACTCTTATTCATGGTAATAAAGTCTATTATTTTTCTTTTTATGTTTCGGTTGTCAATAATTACCTTATCATTTAATGCCTTTGTTTCGTTTGTTATCTCTTCGCTAGCTATATCGTATGTATCTAAACAATTCTTTATCGAACGTATTAAAGATTGACCTATTAACTCATCATTTTCATTATCAATACTATCTATTTTGGCAGACAAAATAGAAAAAGAAGACGCTACTTTTTTGTCAATTATAACGTCTAGTATATTTCTGCGCGAAAGCGTTTGTATCAATTTTAAAAATTGAGCTTCAGAATATTCCCTTCGATCTTCTTTTAATTTTCTTATAATTTCTATCAAAGTATCATTTTCAGTAATAGTATCAGGTTTATCTGTGCAAAATTCGGATAATTCCGGGTCTATAGGTTTTAACGACCTAAAATTACAAAATTTTATAAAAGCTGTAAAAATTGTTTCTTCATCATACTCTTTACTAATAGGAGGATAAATATTTTTTGTATTTGTGTCACTATATAAAATTAAAGCTTTCGAATAAAATTGAATGTCATCTATTATGCTTGTAAGTCTTTTTACTATATTGTTATATTCAGTAATAGAAGAGTCTTCTTTTTCAAAATACTGTAACGTAGTTATATTGTCTTTTTCATTACAACAAGAGTTTTCCAAGTATGGTTCTCCAGAAGATTTACGCAAAAACAATTGTTTTTTATGAATAATATTTTGTATTTTCTCCTGAATCGCTAGAGAGAAAAATATGATTTTAGACTCAATGATAAGTATTTTCTCTCTCTGTTCTCTTGATCCAACTTTCAAATCTAACTGAAGTTTTGTTTTGAACTCCGATGATATGTCTAATAATTGTTTTAGTTTAATAGGAACTAACGGCGGCAAAAATTGCGTCCAACTTAAAATACTGTGTTCCTCTGGAATAGCCTCTTCAGGACTTAAAATAAGATATTCTGTTTTCTCTTCTATTTTTCGTTTAACAATAGGCATTGACAACAAACCTTCTATTCTTTCCGTTCCATCAATTGCCTCCTTGATTTTTGTTTCTATAAAAGTTTCTTTTTTTTTATTTAAAACATTCCATGGAGCGTCAGAAGAACGTATCTTATAAGCAATACAAGCTAAATACTTTAAACTTGATAAATCTCCAGCTCCTTCAAACGGATATCCATCAAAGGAACGAACGCAACCCGGAAACGTTTTTCTTGTTTTTATGGAAGGCGTTATTGTTTGTATAGATATCAAAATCATTCCTAACGTATAGTATAAAATAACCGTGCTGTATAAATCCTTATAGGAAGGTATATTTTTACCCTTATTTGCCATTTCTTTGATTTGTTTTAAATAATCGGATTCTTTTGGTAAGGTTTCGCGCATTTTTTCAATAACGCAACTCATTATGAACTCTTTTTGCGTTTCTATATTTATACCCATTGAAACAGAAATTGCGTTTATAATATTGTTTATAGTTATCGTTTCTGGAGAGTCATATTTTTTTTTGGTTTGTTCCGATACATTTCTTAAATTCATATTCGTATTCGTATCCAAACTAATATCTTTTTCTAACACTCCCCTGGTAGAAACTTTAAACCCTTCTTCATATCCTTCCTCCTCGTTAAATGCGATTTTCTTGATCTCTTCTCCACTATGTACGTCTACCCAAGCATCACCATCCGCATTCAATGTAGCGCCTATTTTGTGTATTAAAAGTTCAACAAATTCGTTGTATTTTTGAGGCTCATTAATATTTGTAATAAAAGCGCTAGACATTTCATAAATGAACATTGGCATCAATTTAACGTTTGTTTTTAAACAATACAGCCAGTGTTCCGATTCCATTTCTCCCAATGGACCAATGCCATTAAGAATTGGTTTTCTACAAAATAAACCCGCAAATTTGATGATATCGTAATTTTTCTTAACAAAGTCTTGTTGACCTACAATTAGATTTTTTAATTTTGCGTAAGGTGAGATAACGTATTGGCCATCTGTTTCAATATTTTTACCAAGGTCGTATTTATAATTATTATATTTTATCATATTATAGTTTTTGATTTGAGTCAATACTGGCAAAATATTCAAATTGTATTCAAATAATTCCATGCTTTTTTTTTCAAATTCTTGTTTTGAAATATTATATTTCACGTCAAACTCATTCATTACGTTTTTTAGAAGAGTTTGTTGTAATTCCAGCTCGTTTAAAGGCATACTTTCACATTTGTCGTCTACCTTACCAGGAACGCTAATACATTTATCTTGTAAATTACAAAGAATATTTTGATTGTCTGTTATTATTTTAGGATCAACGTTCGGGTCAAACACCCATTGAGAATTTTTGCGAATATAATAAGAATATTCATTTTTTACATTCATCTGGTCATATAAAATTGCGTATTGTCCATTTAATACTTTTTTATAACCGCTAATTAATGTGTCTGCTAAATATTCGGCTTCTTCATCATTTAGTTTTTTCTTTTCTTTTATTTTGTTTATCAAAAAAGTAATGAAATCTTCTGGACTCTTTTCTATCATTTCTTTTTCAAAGTTGTCCAAAAACCCATAATCAGTATCATCATACTTTTTATCAAAGTATATCTCTCTATCATTATCTCCTTTTAATTCAGGCTCTGAAGTATACATTTTCGCAATTAAAATATTTTTACATGAATCGGAAGATGTATCATTTTGTATTTGCTTATCAATTTGTATTTTTTCATTGTCTAATATAGCGGAAAACTCACTTGGAAACATTAATGGAACGCTTTGTAAAGATAAAGCACTCGCGTATAACTTACCACAGTCTTTCAATGTTAACATTTGAAGAATTTCAGAATTACTGTAAACCTCATGTTTTATATCAAAAAACCCATACGTTTCAAATACTTCTTCGCGTCTATTGTCTTTTTGATCTACCATATTAATAATAGAATAAGCATTGTTATAAAATACATTACTATTTTTTGTTCTTTTCAAATTTAAAAATATTCTAGAACGTTCTACAAAAGTTCTATTGAATTCTGATATTTTTTCATTAATAAAACGTACAATAGAGACATACTGCATATACGTTAAATTATCGGAATAGATAAGAAAGGGTTCTAGATAATTAACGATTTCAATAATGGATAATTTTCCATTTATGTATTTTTTCATTAAATTAAAGATGACTTTTATTTTTGGTACGATTAAATTGGCAAACTGTTTGTATATATTTTTTTTGGTGAATCCTTGTAATTCTTCTTTTGGAATATTCAATGAAAAATTTTTTATGCTATTTGCGAAATTATTCTCATTAAACTCGATTTGCTGATCCAAACTATCTACTTCTATTTTATTTACGTAAGTACTCTTTTTAAATAATTGCCAATAATTTAAAAAAGATTTATTCAAGTTCGCTCTTTCTAATATATTTGTATTATTCAGATTAATACGTGAAAATCTAATAGCTGGTTCAGGCAAAGTAATAATCGAGTTTATAGATAAAATATCTGGGTTTGTTAATTTTACTGTTTTTGTCGTCATACTGCTTCCTTTTATATTGGTTGCTTCTAACCTATTCAATCCCAAATTATATTTTTCAATAACAAATTTACGATTTTTAATTGCGTTATTCTTTAAAATAGACGAGTAAAAATTCGTTAAATTATTTATAATAACATTTACGTTTTCGCCCACGTTTAAGTTATACATTATATCAGTGTTATTTTCTTCCTCTACATATTCAAAGGGGGTGAAATAAGGATTTAAATCTTTATACAAATTAGCGTATTTATTTTGGTCATCATTTATATTATTTGATTTGTAGGCGTTAATAACATCTTCCATTTTATTAAGATCTTCATCCATATCTAGAATAATTACGTCTCCAAGATTCTCTTCATTAATACTCGATTTTTGGCCTTTGTAAATTTTTTTAAGATTTTTTACTACTGGAAGAACCCAATATAAATTTTTATTAAATTTCATTAAAAATTTTGCTAACGGTTTTATAGAAGCTTCGTTTACTATAATTCCATCTACGGTACCATATTCATCAAAAAAAGAAAATTCTTGCCTCAACTGTACAAACCGTTCTATCATTGTATGAATATTATTTAATACTTTTGACGTACGTTGCGAGTTAGGTACGGTTGAGAGCAATTCATCTAGTAAATCACTTGTTTGGTTTTCTAAACTATATCTTTGAGCTTTGCTTTCGACGTTTACAAGTTGAACAACTGGACCAATATATTCATTGCTGAACTTTATTTGGTTGCCCTTTAATATTATTTCTCTCAATTGATTTTTAACAGAAGCGACGGGAACAGCAACGGGTTGCTTAACGGTTTCCATTTCTAAATTGCCGTGTAGTTCTGGTATAACTTCATTCTCTTCATTCTCTTCTAATAAATCTTTTTCTGCTATTTCTCCTTCTTTTAACCCTTGTTCTCCTATTTCTCCTTGTTCTTCTTCACCAAATTCTCCTTCATTTATATTTGGTTCTTCCATAGTTTCAGATAGTTTACTTGGCTTCTCTCTAATTTGAATATCTTGAATAGGCAAATCTTCTGGAAAACCTTTATAATCAAAATTAATATATATCACAAATTTATCTGGATACGTTTTAATTTCAATCATATCTTCTTCTAGATTTGTTATTTCTCCCGTAAATATAGCTGGAGGATCACTGTCCATAAAAATGTTAATCCATTTTCCAGGAACCAAGCCATTTTGTCTAGCATAACTTGGACTATCACTTCTACTAATAATAATTATACTTGTGATAGTTCCATTTCCAATAATACCTTCTTCATCTATTGCCAAAATGGTTACGTCAAGTGATTCAACATTGATTAACTTCATTTTTGAGGAGTCTAAATAATCAATAAAAAATGTATTATCGTTTAGTTTTTCGCTTGTAGGATCTCTGATTCGAATAACGTCGCCTAATTGTAATACTATTTTTATTTCATTTTCTTCATTTTTTTGATTTATCTCGTTTATTTCTTCCTCTTTTTCTGAATTAAGTTCTTCATTTTCTTCATTTCCTATTATTGACATTTGTTTCTATATTTATTATAGAAATTTTTATACTTAAGTAAAAAACAAAAAAAACAAAAAAAACAAAATTTAATTATAGTTTAAAGACATTTTAATAAATAACATATTAAAAATAAATGACATCGGTTGTGAATATTAATCTTTCAAAAATACCAGGATTCAATTCGTTAGTAAAGGGTTGTTTTTCAGATGAGTACACAAATACATATATACTAAAACTAAATAAAGTACATTGTACAATCGAAAAAACCGATAATAATCAAAAATATAAAGTCATTGGATATGATAAAAAATTATTAGGCGTTGATATGTATTCCACTTATGGTTTATCTAGATCTGTTGTAGTAAACAGTGAAAATAAGGTTGTATGTTTTTCTCCTCCTAAATCCATTCCTTATAATACATTTATTGAATCTAATTATGAAAACGTTGTAGCTGAAGAATTTGTAGAAGGAACAATGGTGAATGTTTTCTGGGAGGAAAACAATGGACTAACAGGTTCTTGGGAGATTTCTACTAGAAACACTGTAGGAGCAACATCAGCGTTTTACAGAAATAATACAAGTTATAAAACATTCAGAGAAATGTTTTTAGAAGCCGCGCAATATACCAATCTAGATCTTGATTTATTGGACAAAAATTATTGTTATAGTTTTGTTTTACAGCATCCTTCCAATAGAATTGTGGTTCCCTTTGATTATCCGATGTTATATTTGGTTGCGGTATATAAGATAAATAATGAAGATGATAATATTGTTGTTACGGTAACTGATTTAGAAGACATAAAAAAATCTGGGTTTTTAAGTAACGCTTGCGTAAAATTTCCGGAAATCTACAGTTATACTACATCTACATCTATATATTCCGAATTAGTTGAAAAGTATGCGTCTCATGATACTCCTTACACTATTTTAGGGTTTGTTTTGTATAACAGAGAGACGGGAGAAAGATCCAAAATAAGAAATCCAGTTTATGAACAAGTTAGACTATTGCGAGGAAACCAACCAAAACCACAATATCACTATTTGTGTTTGAGGAGAGAAAACAAAGTGTCGCCATTTTTGGAATATTTTCCTGAATATAAACAATGCTTTTCAGAATATAGGAAGCAAATTCATTTATTTACAAATACATTGTTTAGTAATTATATTTCTTGCTATGTTAAAAAGGAAAAAATACTGTTGGATTTTTCTCCGCAATATAGGACGCATATGTTTAATCTTCATCAAAAATATAAGGAGGAATTAAAGGAACTTAATTTGTACATTACAAAAAGTGTTGTTATTCATTATGTGAATGAAATTCATCCAACTTTATTGATGTATTGTTTAAACTTTCCTTTGAGAATGAAAGTACATGAATAATGAAGATACATTAGTAAATATTTCAAATAAACAATAAAGCAAATAGATTTATAAAATTATATATTTTTAATTATTCATTTTTTGATTTCGCAATAATTTCATTTAATTTTTTTTTAATTCCTTCTCTGTAGCAAGCAATCTTAAATTCCATGTGATATTCATTTAGTTTTATTGTAGTATTTATAAATACTTCTTTCTCATTTAGGCAGGCATTTTTGTCATATTTGCGAACGATGTTTAGCGCTTTTTCCAAAACGTCATCATCTGACGCATTTTCCCAAAATTCCTCTTTTTTTCTTATTATTATAAAATCAGCGGCATATATACACATTATTACAATGTATAATAATGTGTAAAATAGGAATAAATAATAAATAATTTGATACAGGTTTACGTTTATAGTCATATTTGAATTATATTTTGTATTTTTTACATAATGGTGTAATTTAATTTCAATTTTTTTACTACGAGTATAAAAATAAAACGTCGCAAAATATATTTGAATATTACTTATAGATTGTTTTTATTATAATACTAGATATCATGTTATTATTTAATGATTTATTTAATGATTTATTAGGATATATTGCTATCATATTTTTATCATTTAGTTTTTTTCCGCAAATATATATTATTATAAAAAATAAAAATGCTGATTCGGTTTCTTATTCGACATATTATATAAACTGTCTCGCCGCCTCGCTGTTAATAATATACGCGATTAACAGAAGTTTGTTACCTATTTTGTTGGGTAATACTATCGTATTGTTTACTTCTATTGTTATCATTTGTTTGAAATATAAATATTCTCAAGATTTACCATAACGTAAAAAGTAAAAAGTACGTTTATAACAATTTATTTCTTATCGAATCAGCGTAATGAGATACTCCCCATTTATACAATTCTCTATTGGGACTACGTGTTAGATTTGTAGACGTAGACGTTAAAGGATATATTCTTTTCATATACAATAATCCTTGGATATAAAACAATGAATTCGAATACATATTTATTTTATAAATTTCTTTACATGATACTTGGTGATATTGCGTAATAACTACGTCGTCGTTTAATTCTCCTACGTAGATAAGTATTTTATTTACTATCTCAATAGGAATTTTTTTAGTATTCATAGCGTATAAAGTATTATGTAAAAAAAGATTGTTATTTTATATTCTTTTTTCTACTTTTTCTATTTTTTATTTTTTATTTTTTTATTTTTTTATTTTTTCTATTTTTTCTATTTTTTCTATTTTTTATTTTTTCTATTTTTCTTATATTATTTTATGTCCTATATCGAATAGCCATTATTCGTTTGATTTTTTCATACACTTCAAGAGCATCGTTAATACATTCCGATAAGTGTTTCTTAACCATGTTTTTATCAACCAATTCAACGTACGCTACCCTAATAATGCTATCAGAATCGTGAGGATGCATTTTTTTAAAACCGCAATATGATAATATTTTGGCGCTGGTACTTGTACTTTCGAAAAACTTAGAATATAGTAAATATTCTAATACTTTTCCGATAGTATAATCTTCGTTTTCCAATGTAATATCAAAACAATTTTCCAAAGTATTTTGTGATTTTTCAATTTTTATATCATCCGACATAATTTGGCTCTGTAAATCATTTAGTTTTTTTTGTAAAATATCACAAGCCATCAATACCAATTCTAAATTATCATAAATGCCTATTGTTTGGATTACAAAATCAAAACTATCTTGTTTTGTTATTCTTAAACCATCTAACAGTTTCCAATTTTTTGCCTCATAATCAATTTCGTCTTGTTTTTTACCTTCATTTCTCCATTCTTGAATTTTTTTTGCTAGAGCCGTATCTTGTTTATCCTCGTCCACTGTAAAACCGTAAGAACAAGTAGACACCACGTTAAACATTCCGTCTTCTTTTGCGGTGCCAATAGACAATTCACATGTAAGCGATATTTTTTCACCGGGTATCTCGTCGGATATTTTTGGTCTCAATCTTACAAAGTCTATGAAGTAACCTGTGTCATCATTTGACGGAAATATGGATCTATTAGTCGTTTCATCTACGTATTTTCCGGTAGATAAGTCTCTAATTTTAAAATCTTTTGTGGTAACGTAAATAATAGTGTCTGTAATATTTTCTACATTTACTTCGACAATATAATTTTTCAAAGGAAATTTATCAATGTCTTTGATATGAATCGGAATACAACTGAGTCGTTGTTTTAAGATTTCATTATTTAGGCGACTTGTATTGGATACAATATTTGCTTTGTTTTCTTCATACGGAGTCGTTTTAAAAACAACGATCGGGATATCCGATAAAATAGTTCTTCTAATACTATTAGCTAAACTAACATTTACACCACTTAATGTAAATGACATAGCTCCTTTCGAATCCGTTTTGTTAAATTTAATTGTAGGAATCATATTATCTATTAATAATATATATTTAATATAGTATTATTTAATCATTTTTTTTTTAAATGAGTTAAAAAATTAATTCGATTACCTAATTATAAAGTAATGAGTTCTATACTTTATTACAGTAATTTTTGCGAACATTCTAAAAAACTTTTACAAACTCTTTCTAGAACCAATGTGTCAAATGATATTCATTTTATTTGTATTGACAAAAGAACAAAAGACGAAAATGGAAAAATGTTCATTATTTTAGAAAGTGGACAAAAAATAATCATGCCTGAAAATGTAAACAGAGTTCCCGCACTTCTTTTATTGACTCAGGGTTACAATGTTCTTTATGGAGAATCTATCTTACAACATTTGAAACCAAGACAAGAAGTAGCTGTTAGACAAGCGACACAAAATAACTTAGAACCATTAGCTTTTTCTTTTGGAGGGGGTGGAGGATTTGGAGACGTTGTATCGGATCATTATAGTTTTTTAGATCAAGACCCGGATTCATTAATGGCCGGCGGAAATGGCGGCGTACGTCAAATGCATAATTATGTCGATTTAAATTACGCAGACGCGATTAGCACTCCATCGGATGAGCAAGGAGTTAAAAATTCCAATAGAATTTCCAAAGATTTAACTGTGGAACAATTACAACAACAGAGAGAAAACGAGTTTCAACAAATTTCGAAAAAAATTTCTAGAAACTAAAAGACTAAAAGAATAAAAGAATAAAAGAATAAAAGAATAAAAGAATAGAATAGTAATAATAACTAAATATTATGTTATAAAATGTATTTAAAAATATATATTATAATTTATTTAGAATGGCTTCAAACATACTTACCGCATTCAACGACCATTTTGCTGAATTTATTAGCGATATTCAATCTGTTTTTCCAGACGACCCTGATGTTTTAACAGCTAAAAATTCTCTATTGGCGATACGTAAAGCAAACCCAAAAATGATTATAAAAATTTGGAATGCTTTTATTGTAGCGAAATATAGTTCTGAAATAGAAGCTGGAAATTTGAAGTTTTTTATGGAAAAAGATTATTCGCAGGACTTTTCTGGATCAAAAAATAACAGCGCTATTATGGATGCGATAGACAGATTGCGTAGTCCTGTAAAATCTATGTCTCCAGAAAATCAACAAAAGGCAATGAAATATATTCAAAATTTAACAAAGTTGTCAGCTATTTATGATAAAACAAATTAAAACAATTACGCCTTTTCTCATTTAAACACCATATTATAAAAACGATTTAAATATCATTTATTGTATCAATCATAATGTATAATTCTATTATTTTATCTTCTTGCTTATTTGGATCAGTTTATATATTTTCTACATCATTGCGGGTAATAAATAGGTCTTTTTTAGAAAATAAAAAAATACCAAATAATTTAATTATAATAAATGGTTTAACTCTTATAATTTCTGGTTCTGTATTTTTATATGGTATTAGATACATTAAAATTAATTAAAAATATATAATGGGCATTTTTAATGAGAAAAGGCGTAAATATTTTCGCCGATTTAGTTTCCATTGGAAATAATTAGTAATTGAATAATATATATTTTAAAACTAGTTTAATTTAAATAAATTTTTTTATATAAAACATATAAATGACAACAACAGGATTAGAACAAGAACAAGAACAAGAACAAGAACAAGAACAAGAACAAGAAGACTGTAAAACTTCCGAAGAATTTTCTAAAGTAATAAAGGATTTCATTGGAGATATTCAAACCACTTTCCCGGAATTTAAACCATTGATTTCTAAATGGTGGAAATCAGAGTCATATTTTAACTATATTGAAGATGAAAAAGAGAGATTAACCGTCTATGAAAACGCAGAATCCGCCGCAATTGAGTTTCTTTTTAAATTTTGTCAAAAAAAATATCCCCCAAGGTTTTTTGATATTTTGTACCAAAATGAAGATATGTTTAAAAATGAAGATTCTACTGTTGATACAGAGTTTTTACCTCATATCCATTTCAAAAACTTATGGAACTTTGATATAAGCGACAAAACAAGAGAAACTATTTGGAAATATTTACAGCTAATTATGTTTTCAGTGATAAGTTCTGTTGAAAACAGAGACGCTTTTGGAGAATCCGCCAAGTTATTTGAGGCTATAAACGAAGATGAATTTAAGGGCAAACTGGAAGAAACGTTGAGTAAAATGCAGGAACTTTTTAATCTTTCAGAAGGAGAAAGAGAAGGAGAAGGAGAAGGAAAAAAATCACCTGAATTCACTTCAGAAAATAATGAAGAAAATGACAATATGCCAAATATGCCAAACGCGAATGATATTCACGAACACATTAATGGAATGTTGGGCGGGAAATTAGGAAGTTTAGCAAAAGAGATCGCCGAGGAAACAGCTGAAAATTTAAATATGGACATGGAAAACGTTACAGATATGAAAGACGTATTTAACAAACTAATCAAAAATCCAGCAAAGTTAATGGGTTTAGTTAAAAATGTAGGAGATAAATTAGATTCTCGTATCAAATCTGGTGAAATTAAAGAAAGCGAACTAATAGCGGAAGCAAGCGAAATAATGAATAAAATGAAAAATATGCCAGGAATGGGAGACATACAGTCTATGCTAAGTAAGATGGGAATGGGTGGCGGCAAGGGCGGCAAAGTAAATACAAGCGCAATGGAGGCTCAATTGAATAAAAATATGAAGTCAGCCCAACTAAGAGAGAGAATAAGAGCGAAGGCGGAAGCAAACAGAATTCAAAAAGAACAAGCACAAGCACAAAAAAATCAAAGTTCTAATTCTACTATTCCACAATCACAAGGACTAACAGATGAACAAATCATATCCATTTTTAGCACAGGTGAAAAGGTAGAGAGAACTCCTAGAGGAGCCAATTCCAATAATCAATTGAATGTCGAAAATAATAATAAAACTACAGACAATAAACAAAAGGGTAAAAAAAATAAAAATAAAAAATAAAAAATAAAAATAAAAATAAAATACAAGTAAAGACGTAAAGTATATAAAAATTTAATATTTTACTAAGTATAAAGTATAAATGTTTGAAACGCGATTATCTTCCGGAAAACACTTAATTTGTGATATAAAAGAAATCAAAAATACTCATTTACTAAATAGCACAAATGATTTAAAAAATATGATGACAGATATTTGTGAAAAATGTAATTTTCAAATTTTAGAAAAAATCCATTATGATTTTACGCCACAAGGTTGTAGTATACTTTTTTTATTATCCGAGTCTCACATTTCACTACATTCTTTTCCAGAGAGAAATCACATATCACTTGATTTGTATACTTGTAGAGAGTATGAAGATAATAAAGAATATGAGAAAATTTATAAATATTTAATAGAAACGTTACAAGCGAGTGATGAGAGCGCGGTTAAAATAATTGATCGCTTTTTTTGACAAATATTTATATTGTATAATAAAATAGTTTTACAACATATTTTATTATAAAATATTTTTTTGTAAAATATATATAGTAATGAAATTTTATTATTTTAATTCAACATCAACATCAACGTCAGATTATAATTTTAGTTTATTCAGTATATATGAAAGCAACGTATTTAAAGACGCTTTGGTGGATCAAATTAGAAGAAATGTAAATTTTTGTCGAGAATCTGAATCCATCACTACTACAACATTGATTCAATTTATAAAAGATACGTCAACTACGACTGTATACTCTATGGAAAACGAAGAATTAACTGGCGTAATTAACTTTTCTATCAAAAAAAATATTAGCGGTAAAAAATATGTCTATATCAACGCTTTGTGCGTTTCTGAAAGAAAATCTGGACTAGGATTGGGGAAACAACTAATAACCAAAATAATTCTTTTTTCGAAAGAGTATAATTTCGATCAAATAAAATTAGTATGTTCAGGCGACGTATTCAACTTCTACAAAAAATTAGGTTTTACTATAGAAACAGTTTCGAAAGGATATGATTCTGATGATAGTTCCGATAGCGACATAGAAAAATATAATATGGTTTTAGATGTAGATACATTTTATTTTGATAACGAAAATGATTCTAGCGCTAGCGTTAGTGATGAAACTTCTAAAAACGGCGGAAAATCAAAAAAAGTAAGAAAAACAAGAAAATCAAAAAAAGTAAGAAAAACAATAAAATCAAAAAAAGTAAGAAAAACAAAGAAAGTAAGAAAAACAAGAAAGTAAGAAAAGTAAGAAAATCAAGAAAAGTAAGAAAATCAAGAAAACGTAAAATGAATAACTATGACTAAATGTAAATAATAAAAGTTTTATTTCTCTTTTTTAAAAAGTTAATATATATATAATGACAACTCCATTTTGGACGAACGACCCGACCATTTTATTTGATAAAGACAATATCTTTGAATTATGGCCTTTAACAAATATGAATTATGAGCAAAAACTAAATGCTATAACAAGATTGATTATTTTAATTACAATTTTAGGATATATATTAACTATGTCCATAAGATTATTAGTCGTTGGAATGATAACAATCTTTTTTATATTTGTTCTTTTTAAAATGAGAAAACAAAAGATTACAAAGGATATGTTAAATGAAGGATTTATTGTCAGCTCTGGCTCTGGCTCTGGCTCTAAAGAAAACAATACTATTACAAATCCAGAAACTCTTGAAACCGTTTTAAAAAGCGAATTTAAAGAAGGAAACAAAAAAAATCCATTTAGTAATGTTCTATTAACGCAAATAGAAGATGAACCGAATAGAAAATCCGCGCCTCCAGCTTTTAATCCTGACGTTGAAGAAGATATTACAAAAAACACCAAACGAGCAGTTCAACAATTAAATCCTGGAATTAAAAATACGAATAAACAAATTTTCGGGGACTTATGGGAGAATTTTAATTTAGATCAAAGTAACCGTAATTTTTATTCAACCGCCAATACAAAAGTATGTAATGATCAAGGCGCATTTGCTGAATACTTATATGGTTTTATGCCTTCCGCGAAATCATCTGGACCAGATGGAGCTTTAGCAAGAGTCCAAGACAATTATCGTTATACTTTGTATTAATATTTTATGTAAATAATTGAATTAATATTTTCATTTAGAAAAAATTATTTTGATATATTATATAAAATGTCTAATGGATATAGTTATACTTTTGATAAAATGAGTAGAATCGGTCTAGACAAATGTTGTATAGATCAAGATACTATCCAAAATTCGCAAGCGGCCAGTTATATGCTACAAAACTATTTTCTAAAAGATTGTTCTATGAAAAAACCAATTGATTTAGCTACAAGCCAACCTGGAATATTTTACAACGGTGGATACAATGTTGGCGCCGGCGGTTGTAATATTAACGACTCGTCTAAGTTACAAATTGGCAGTATACAAACGCATCCTAGATGTCACATCGACTTATTTCAGCGCCCTTTTTCTACTGTTCCGTTTTTAGGAAGAGGTTCCGTGAATCCGGTAATTGAATCTCAAATACAACAAGGAGAGACTATAATTAACAAAAAAAGCGTTAGCAGTTTAAGTGAAAAAAGTTATATCAAGTATCATCAAACTCCTTTGCTTAAAAGCGTTCACGATAAAATTAACAATCCGGCAAATTCGGTGGAGAGCGTTGCGTCTGAAGGATGGGTTCGAGGCGGCGTACCTTCAAGAGAGCTTACGAGAGATAAAGAGTATTTCAATAATCATGCGAATTATCAATAACAATAACAATAATAATAATAATAATAATAAAAACAATAAAAATGACAAAGTATATTATAATGGGATGCGATTTTTACATTTATAGTTATTTAGAAATACAACATAATAAAGGAATATCTTATTATGAACTTCCCGCTATACGTGGATATTATTGTGATTTAGAATGCGGCGTTTGTGATAGCGATGATGATGAAAATGATTATTACTATAATTCAACAGAATACAAAACATTATATGATAATATGAAAAAAATATGCTTAACTCCAAGGAAACCAGTTGTTATTTATAATAATAATTCATTTATATCACAAAAATTTGAGATAAAATATTTACCAATTATTCAAGATAAAATAAATAAAAAATATTTGGAAAAATATCATCGTTATAAAGACACAGGAACTTTTACAAGTATAGAACAAGTAATAAAAATTACAAAAAAAGAAGAACGATATTCACCTTATGATAATGTATAATACATATTTGTAAAAACTAAGGTATATTGTCACACGTAATAATTCGGCATTTGAAATATAAAAAAGTGTAAAAAGGAATTTAAATACATACTTATATTTTGTATTATATTGTATTTGATGTATGATACAAAATATGAAATTACTTACAACTCTCCAGATATTTTTTTGGAAACGGATGAAGTAAATGATAAGGACAGAGAGTTTATAATCAATGTCCTTTATAGAAAAGATTTATGTAATATTTTTAGCATCGATTATGAACTCTTTTCTGAAGGGACCGCATTTGATGAAAAAATAAGTGAATTGTATAAAATAATTGGGCATAATGAACAATTATTATATTTAATGGGCAAAATTTCTAGAACATTTTTTGATAAGGACGACAAAGAATTAGGATTAATGATACTTTTATCATTTGATTTTTTA